TTAGCTAAAGCCAGAGTACTAACCTCACCGTAGCCTATGATGCTATAATCAATATTTCTATCATTGATATTAGCGTGAGCCTTAGTTCCACCAACTACAATTTTACAATTATAATTTATAGTTTTGATATACTGAATTAATTCATTTTGAAAATCAATACCTTGTGGTATTACACCTGATAGTGTTGAGCTATATGTTAGTGATCCGTCACTGTTGACAGAGTTTAATGTACTGTTAAAGAAGGTTGTACTGAACCCTACAAAGAGTGTATTGATTGATACTGATTTATTAATAATCTGTTTAAGTTCTTCTAATGTAAATGCGTGTAGGTGATCTACGACCAAACAACTGTACCCTTGTTGTCGTAGAGTATTAGCAATCTTATATGCTCCGATTGCTTTATAGATAGTTACTGTATCAGTTACATCTGTAAAAATTACTGCATCATACATTATTTCTTTTTCTTGGGTTCTTCATCAAAACTCACTAATCGTGTTACACCTTTATGTTTAGTAAACAGATGGTCAGTATACTTATCATCAATCTTTAATGGTAAATCTAAATGAATATGTAACATAGGTCCTATTTGGTCACTGATAACAGTATCATTGCCTACACTACCAATCCAACGTATCTTACCATACATACCTGTTACTCTAGCCATAAATTCATATTTAGGCTTGTAACGATGTTGTTCAAAATATTCAGCTAGACTTGCCATTTTTTAATTCCATAATAGGTGCAATATTATTATCAAAAATCTGAGCCATTGTGTTGTACAATCCTTTACGCTCTTCCGGTGTCATTCCTGATAACCAGGGAGGACCATTTGGATCTTTGTCTAATCCATAATCATGCCGATATGTATAGCACATATCAGAAATGATTTCTTCACGTGATTTCATTATAGTTGAAACTTTTTCAAGTATTCTCTGGCTAGTGAATAATCTTCTACGATTGGTTCATCTAGCATCTTACGATATTCTATAATGATTTCCATAGCATATGCCTGATCCTCATCATCCAAAGAGATCCACCATACTAACAATTCGTCTGGTGTTTTGTTTAAAATATATTGTAAGTTGTTGTAATCTCTGTTCATTTCATTCTCCTAGTACTTCCCAAACGTATTCAGACTCTTTCATATATGCTACAGGTTGTAACCACCCATTTTTTATAGCTTCTACAATCATAAGTTTATATTGTCTTGGACAGTCATTACTAATTTCAAATCCAGCACGTGGCGCCATAAGAAATCCATTATGGATATGAAAGTCAGGGTCATCCTGTCTTATTGTTTTAATAGTTTTGTTAGACGTTGTGTAGGTCATTTTTCTTGGTCAACCAATGTTGTAAAAAAGTTTTTAACTTTTGTGTCAGCATCCCAAGATACAACATAATCGTTGTCCTTATCACATAAT